GAAGAACAAATTATAAATGAAGGCACAAGTGTCACTGATGTTGATAATGCTTTAATTAATTCACATGATAATTATGGATTATTAGTAATGGGCACAACTGCTAAACTAGTCCATAAAGGCGTAGTTGGTTCTGAAACATGGACTGGATATTTAAAATCTATGCCGTTTGAATTTAGTACAGGTGTTACCGAATTACGGTTGTCTAGACAAGACTTAACAAATGATATTATAGGCACTGTTGTAGTTAATTCAGTTGATCCTTACGAATTAGCTATTACATGGGATACTGATAGTTTACCTGCAGACACAGTTATTTCTGGTCCAAATGGCGATAAGAATAAAATTGATTATATTATTAATCCGTATAAAACTAATCCAACTTCACTAAAATCAGGTAATCCGCGCATACTAATACTATCTAATATTAACGATAGTGAAAATGTTGGTCAGGATGCTGGATACGAAACACCCGATAACTATGTGTATGACGGTCCTGATGCATGGAAAAATACAGACGGCACTGACTTTGTAGCTAGTGCTAATGACATTATCGAATGGAATGGTACTGCTTGGTCTGTTGTGTTTGACGCAAGTGCGCAAGACAGTACAGTTATATATACTTCAAATCTTACTACTGGTAAGCAATACAAATACGAAAACGCCGAATGGGTACTAGCATACGATGGCGAATATCCAAGAGGCAGCTGGAGATTAGCATACTAAGATAATTATTAGTATGAAGCTAGATAATATCATTTGCAGCGGCGCTATTGTATACGCCCTTAATACTAAACGTTTTTTATTTTTACATAGAGCACAAGGCCGGCATAATAATCTTTGGGGGTTAGTCGGTGGCACTAATGAAGGTGCAGAAACTCCATGGGAAGGTTTAAAGCGAGAAATCTTTGAAGAAGTCGGCGAAGTTGATATTATAAAAACAATGCCGTTAGAAACATTTATTAGTAATGATACTAGGTTTCATTTTCACACGTATCTATGTGTAATACAAGAAGAATTTATGCCTGCATTAAATGCAGAACACAACGGATATGCTTGGGTAGAGTTTGGCAAGTGGCCAAAGCCATTACATCACGGATTAAACAATACCCTTCGACATAAAGTTAATTTAGATAAATTAAAAACAGTATTCAAAGTCATAGATTTACTTGACTAATTAGCGAAAAGGTAGTATAATAAAATTATGATAAAAGTATTAGTAATCGGCGATGTAATAATCGACAAATATGTTTATGGAACTTCTGACAGGTTAAGTCCTGAGGCTCCGATCCCTATTGTAAATTTAATAAGTGTAAAAGAAACATCAGGTGGCGCAGGAAATCTTTTTGAGAACCTAAAATCTCTTGGTGTTGATGCGCAGTTATTAAGTTATGACGGACTTAAAAGTGTCAAGACTCGGGTGTTTAGTGACGGTCATTATGTTACACGCATTGACGAGGATCATATTACCGACGGCGATCAAATGTTAGTTGATATTAAAAAGATTGACTTTTCTCCGTATACTTACGTTGTATTAAGTGATTATGCTAAAGGTGTGTTAACTCATGCAAAAGAAATAATTGCACACATTAATACATTCGGATGTAAAGTGATTGTAGACCCAAAGAGAGCTGCTAGTCATTATGAAGGTGCCTGGCTTATTAAGCCTAATATGCTTGAAGAAACTCAATACAACTTTAGCGAACATAACTGGAACTGGATTGTAACAGATTCTAATTTGCCAGTTCGTGCAAGGATTGATAATGTTTCGTACACTATACAGCCTAAAGATGTTGATGTAAATGATGTTACTGGTGCAGGAGACTGCTTCTTAGCAGCATTTGTATATGCATTAGTTGACGGTGTTAGTATGCACAACGCCCTTAAATTAGCGTGTGCAGGCGCATCTGAAAGTGTAAAGCATGTAGGCACATATGTTCTTAAAGAACGTGATTTAAAGAAAAAAGTTATCTTTACAAACGGCTGTTTTGACGTTCTACATAAAGGGCACCTTACACTGCTTAAAAAAGCCCGTAACATGGGTGATAAGCTAGTCGTTGGTCTAAACAGCGACGGTAGCGTTAATACTTTAAAAGGCGGGGATAGACCGTTTAACAACGTGAATACACGAATCGAACAATTAAAATTAATTCCATACGTTGACGAAGTAATAGTATTTGATGAAGATACTCCTATGCTTCTTATTAAAAAGCTAAGACCTGATGTTATTGTTAAAGGCGGAGACTATCGTGTGGAGGAAGTTGTTGGACACGATATTTCACCTGTACGTATTATTCCTTTAGTAGAAGGTCATAGTACTACTGAAATATTGAAGGACCGTAAGTGAAAATATTAATTACAGGTCATGAAGGATTTATAGGTAAAAACTTAGCACCGTTCCTTGACAAGGACAACGAGTTATTTGGTTATGAATTTACTCCTGACTCGTTGCCCGATGTTACTGGGTATGACTGGGTAATACACTTAGGTGCAATTAGTTCAACAACAGAACGAGATATAGATAAAGTAATGTTGCAAAACTATGAATTTTCAAAGTGGCTGTTTAACGAATGTAATAATAAAGGTGTAAATTTACAATATGCATCTAGTGCAAGTGTATACGGCACCAATACTGAGTTTAACGAAGATGCACCAAAGCTGCCACAAAGTTATTATGCAACTAGTAAGTATTTGTTCGACCGATGGGTTATGCAGCAGTCACATAATATTATAGTTCAAGGCTTTCGCTTTTTTAATGTATATGGACCAGGCGAAGATCATAAAGGTGATCAAGCAAGTCCTGTGACTAAGTTTTTTAAGCAGGCACGAGAGAAGGGTGTTATTACTCTTTTTGAAAACAGTGACAAATATTTAAGAGATTTTATATATGTAGGCGATTGTTGTAATATACATAGATTTATGTTAACAAGTTCCGAATCAGGTATTTTTAATATTGGCACTGGTGTTGCAACTAGTTTCCAAACTATTGCTGAACTTATTTCTAAACGGTTTAATGCTAAAATTGAGTATGTTCCGATGCCTAATTCATTAAACGGTCAATACCAAGAATACACATGTGCTGATATAGATCAGTTACGTAAATTAGTTAATATAAACTTTACAACCCCAGAGGATTTTATAAATGGATCAAACTAACCCACCAACTAGACTAAGCGGAGCAGTAGAAAAAGGCTGGGGATATGAACTTATCTGGGCCACTAGTGATGACTACTGTGGTAAAATTATGTTCTTTAACAAAGTCGGCGGAAAAACAAGTATGCACTTTCATAAAGTAAAAGATGAAACTTGGTTTGTAAATTGCGGGCGTTTTAAAGTAAGGTATATTGATACCAAAGATTCTGCAATGTACGAAAAAGAAATAGGCGAAGGCGAAGTGTGGCATAATCCACCGTTGATGCCGCATCAATTAATAGCACTAGAAGACGGTTCTAGTTTAACCGAAGTAAGTACTGCGGATAGCGTAGAAGATAATTACCGTATTGGTCCAGGCGATAGTCAAACTGATAACGCAGAGTAATCACAATGTACGATAAAAATAATATCGCACCTAAGTGTGTTATAGGTTTAGACCGCGATGGAGTAATTAATGTCGATCGCGGCACTTATACTTATAGACCTGAAGACTTTGTGCCAATACCTGGAAGTTTAGATGCAGTTGCTAGACTACGAAAGATGGGTCATAAAATTGCAATTATTACTAATCAAGGCGGCATTGCAAAAGGATTATATACTGCTAATGATGTAGAACGTGTGCATAATTACATGTTTTCATTATTAGGACAAGCTGGGTGCGATAGCATAGATGCGTTATACTACAGTGAGTCGAGCGCACGTAGTGATGTCCTTGCTAAACCAAATACAGGAATGTTTAAGTATTGCGAACAAGATGTTCCATTTATTAAATTTAATAAAGGTTACTTTGTAGGTGATAAAATGTCTGATTTAAAGGCAGCGTTTAAGATAGGTGCAAAGCCTATTCTAGTACGTACCGGACACGGCGAAGAAACTATTAAAGAATTAAATAAATTTACTAATCAAAAGATAAAGAAAAAGACCATCATATTTGACGATCTTAGTTCTTTTGCAGATTGGATAGAGTCTAAAAATGTTAACTCTAATAACTCTATTAAGTATTCTATTAGTTAACAGCTCCTGTTTCTAATAGAATATTAAAGGACAAACTAATACGATCAGTATCAGTTTTGTTTTCATTAACTCCGTGATCTAAATGGCTAGGCCACATAACTGTTCTACCTTGCTCTGGCACAAACTGAGCTTCATTAATTGCACTTCCAATTGGATTACTTTTTAATGCTTTATTAGCATTTCTAAAAACTATATCGCCGTCTTTGCCAGTTGTGTTAAACCAATACACTCCACTAATTGAATTAGTACCGTGATCATGGATGTGTGCATGTAGTCCGGGCTTAGTTAGTGTTATCCACGAAGTACTAAGTACAGGCTTGAACCCTTCTTTAACATGCATCATGTTCATATAGTTTTCACAATGGTGTAGAATAAAAGCTGTAACAAGTTTCATATCTTCATCTTTTAAGATAGATGTAGCAAAGTCGCCTTTATTAGATAGCTGTTGTGAACTAGAATCCCAATTTGGATTTTGTCCCCAAAGATCATTTGAATATAGTTTGTCAACTACACGCTGTATCTCAGCTTGTACATCGTTATATTCTGTATCTTCTAGTTTATATGTATATAGCGGTGTAGGAAATAGCGATATTATTTGACCTTCATTTTGTTCATCCATATTACGTTCCTTTATTTCCTAATCCAAAGCTATTAACATTAACTTCGGCAATTTCATCTGTTTCAATTGATATTGTTGGTGTTGATCCGTGACCTGTACCGTGTGCTATTTCAACTAGCATCTTTGTTGCAGGAAAATATATATAGTTAATCTCTGAATTATATAAAGTCCGCATTGCATCGTCAATTGTTTCAACTAATGGTTCGCCACCTAAGTTAAAAGAAGTGTTAAACAATGCCGGTACGCCAGTTTGGTTTTTAAATTCTTTAATTAATCCATGCCAGTGAAAGTTTTGTTCTTGAGTAACAGTTTGTATTCTGCAGGAGCCGTCAACATGAATAACCGCTGGAATCTTTTCTGCTACGCCTTCCTTACAACTAACAGCATACATCATGCTAGGTGAATCTTCCATACCTCTAAGGTCAAACCAATCATGTACATCTTCTTGTAGTACAGATGCAGCAAATGGTCTAAAGTACTCTCTTTTTTTAATTAAGTTAACAAAGTCCTTGCCTTCAGGCATTGTTGGATCAAACATTAACGATCTATTACCTAAAGCTCGAGGACCGTTTTCACATCGTTCTTGGAACAAAGCTACTATATTTTTTGATCGAATAGTATTAATAACATCAGTATAACTTATATCATAACTAATTTTACCATTGTACTTTGCAGCAGATTCTTTAATAGTTGCTGGGGTTATTTCTTGAACTGGTCCAAGGTAAAGGCCTTCGTCTTTATCTCTAACTCGTGCGTCCTGGGTAATCTCATGATAATGATATAAGGCTGCGCCCATAGCAGTGCCTGCGTCATTTGATATAGGTTCTACATAAATGTTAACGTCTTCGGGTAAGTGCTTTAAGTAATAATAATTTGCTACACAATTTAACCCATACCCGCCACTAATAACAATATTTTTATTACCAGTGCGTTCAATAGACGTTTTAATTAAGTCAAGCACAAGCTCTTGAGATTCTATTTGAACATTATATGCCATATTTCTGCGAGACGCTAATAATGTAAGATCTTCTGCATCAGCTTCTTCAATCAATTTACCAATTCTATTTGTTTCTTCTTGGTCATCTGGGTCTGTTATTTGATTGTAAATATCTGCATATTTTAATACTTTATCGTCAAGTTCTGGAAATTCTCTTTCATTTATTTCCGAACCGTTGGGATATGTATTGGATAATAAATCTTTGTTGCCGCCCCATTTTCCATAAATCTTAGGTGCCTTGCCTGGCTCACCGTAAGGGAATAGGCCCATGGTCTTTCCTGCTTCAATAGCACCAAACCCGCAGAATTGAGTTACTGCTTCGTATGCTTTAACAATGCCTGCTTTGTCATTAACAATTACTTCAAATCCGTTAGCATTATGATGCTCAGTCATCCACGGACCATTGCCGCCAAAGTGCTTATAAATATCTTTAAAGTTTGCAGGATATGATACATCATACATACTCTCTACTTCCCACATAGTGTCGCCGTCTGGTTTAGGAACAAATGTGCCTGCGCCGTCTACAATAATTGCAGTTGCGGTTTCAAACCCGGATCTATAAAATGCACACGCAGCATGATTTCTATGATGTTGCTCCCAGGCATACACTACTTGCGGATGCGGGTTGGGAGTCTTGTTTGGCTCAATTAGTTTCATTTTCCTTGCTAACGAAGTATACGGGTCTTCGGCAGTATAGTCAGTTTTATTACCGTCTTCGGAAGTGTGTGATATAACCAAAAAATCTATCTTATCGGTATATTCTAAAATTTTAACAATACTAGCAAACGGAGTACCATCATACTTCATTCTTGTTAATCGTTCTTCCTCAATAGAAAATACAACTTCGCCGTCTTTTAACAGACATACTCCAGCATTGTGTCCACGAGCTATTCCTGCAATGTATCCAGTTTGTTCCATTATTTTTCCTCTGTAATCATAGTAAAGTCTTGTGTCACTGGCAAACTATTATTAACGCCTTCAATAATTTGCGTCATAGTATCAGTAGTTAGTTTCATTAAATTTTCATTATGTCTATCAATTCTAACATCAACTACAATTCTAATTGGGGAATAAATCCGCTCGCCTTTGCCATTGTCAATAATAGTTATTGAACTATCAGCCGGGTGTGAAGTATTTTCGGGAAATGTACTTCCCATTACTACTGCACCTGGTTTATTTAACGAATGTGCAATATGCTGTCCTACTGAATCACAGCCTAAGAAATAATCAGCAGCATTAATAATACCAGTCCATTGCAATAAGCTAACGTCTTCTGGATGCATTACACCCATTGGGTGATCTACTGGTATTTTAAATTCGCTCATTAGTATAACAGCGTAATTTTTATTTAATTCTTCAATTATATTTAGAAGATCATCAAGTTCAAACGATCTTCCACTTTCGTCGATAATTGCGTTGCCTTTTAATATAGCAGTAGATCCAAAAGGTTGTAATATTACTACTTTGTCTTTTTTAAAGTGCGACTTTGCTTCTTGGCATAAAGAATGACCTCCATGCATATCGTTCTTACCGACAAATGTTTTAAATTGTTTAGTTTCTGGGATTTTCTTAGGGGGTATATCGTAGTTAATTAGCATATCAAATGCTTGTACAAGATTACACTTTTGGTTAAAATATGCATTTAGTTGATAAGGTTCAGGAGAAATAATTTCTCTGTCTTTTACCTTTTCAAAAATATTTGGATCATTAGCTGGCCAAACGTTTCCGGCTAATATTTTACTAGTTAGATATAAGTCTAACCATCCTTCAACAACAATAACGGCTGTTGGGTCAGTGTGCATCACATAATGTTCTAATGCCGGTATAGCACAAAGCACCCTGCCGGCGCCACCATTTATAAAGAATGCCTTTTTCATTAATATTACAACTCCTCTAGTTAGTCATAATATTTATTTGTGAGTATACCTAATAAGGAGGAATGTGGCTAATAGTCATTGTGCCGAACATTGCATCCGGCACAATAATATTTAAAAGTTAACTTACGCCGTTTGGTAATTGTGCTATAGCGTCTGCATCGTCATCTGTTCGATCTGCAATCATAATAACTGGCACTTGGTCGTCATCAAAGTCTGTATCATACGTCTCATCAGGCGCAGGTGGAAACTTTATTAACTCATTAGGAGTGTCTGCCCATTCGCTAGGAAGATCTCTAAGACGCTGTCTATAATTCATCCAAGCAGTTCTTAATGCTTCTGGCATATCTGAAGCAAGTTTTGAATCACTTGCAGATAATCGGCTATTTCTTTCATCTCTAATAAAGTCATCGCTTCTATCTCTATCCTGTGTCACAAATTCTAAGTCTGCTGTAAAATCTTGCTCTACAGTATGTATCTTATAAATCGCTCTAATGTCCGAAGGATCACTAATTGAATTATTTGGCAAATCACTAGGGCCTACTTCTATTTCGTATACTTTTGGAGTAGCTAAGCCGCCATATATTAGTCCAATTTTCATACAATTTATATCTGAGTCTGCACGTAATATTTCAACACGTTGGTTTAATGCAGGGTCTCTATCAGTTAAATCGTCTGGAGCTGACCATATTTCTTCTACAACACCACTTTCGTCGTCGACCCAAATGATTATTTCTGCAGGTCCTTCGTATAGTTGTGTACTAGTTTTACCTAGTGTAGTAGCTGTTGAATACATTGCATCTGGTACAGCATATGTTAATAATCGAGTTACTGTTGTCATTTATCTATCTCCTTAACTATAAGTTACTTTAACTAGGCCGCCAGCGCCCCAACTGCCCCAGCAAGCACTAGTGGACATTGTTACGTGTCCAGCACCGCCGCCACCCGGGAAAGCTGAGTGTGCAGCACAACAAGACATGTTACCTGTACATGGATGTTTACCACCAACGCCGTGATTAGAGCTAAATGGACCAGTAGGTGCACCAGCAACAGAGAAGTGGTCTGCACAACAGTTGTACTGTCTGTTCATTGAGCCAGCTGTTCCTCTAAATTCAACGTCTGAACATCGTGTAGCTTCGTTGCAAACGTTTGCTTGCCAACTACTATTATACAAACCTCGGTTACATTGTACGTTACCAATGTGACAGTTATAACAGTTAGATGATTTGTCCCATATTGTTGGTCCGCCCATTCCGCCAATTGCACAGAAATTATTCAGTCCCCAGCAGCTACCGCCGCCACCGCGACACACATAGCTTTTACAACCGTGTCTTGCGTTTACGTTACATCTACAGCAACAACTACATGACGAAGTTCCGCCTGCACAAATAGTAAAGCAACTACTGTCTGAAAATCCACAAGCAGATCTAGTAAGTGTTTTTGCACCATAGTTGCCGCCTTGACCACCGATACCAAAATCGTAGTCACCACCTGATGACCCGCCTGGGCCACCACCTGATAAGATTTCAAATTTAATTGAGTTTGTACCGTTTGGTACATTCCATAAGCAGCATCTGCCGCCGTTAGTTACAGCCCAATGGTTAGTACCATAAACATAAAATTCAGTTACTTCTGGCGCTTTCGCCATTGTCTGGCCGCTGCTGAAAACGATACCAGTGTTTGATAGACATACTGCCATTTTTAATTGTCTCCTCTAAGTGTATTTATTTCTTGTTTCAATTCTTTAATTGCTTCAATTAACAACGGTACAAGTTTTTCGTACTGTACTGTTTTGTAGTCTGCGTCTTCTGGTGAACCTTCAGCATCATTAATTGGTGCTGCGTGTACCACTTCAGGCATTATTGCTTCAACTTCTTGTGCGCTAACACCTACTTGACGTTCTGTATCACTAAATCCTAGTGACTTAGCAACTTCGTTTCCTGTGTAGTAATAACCGTTTAGTGACATTACTTTGTCTAATGCACCATCAATTTT